GAAGTAAATTATCTTGATTAGTATAAGGTCTACCATTACGGTCATAAATCATATTATTTATATCAACAAATACAGTATCATAAGTAGAACCTTGGCTTTTATGAGAAGTTATAGAAAAACCATAATCTATATCTCTATCATATATAGTTTTACCATTTCTATCAACTATATTTGCAGCAAGTAAATATTTCTTTTTAAATTCATAATATTCTTTCCATCGTTTTACACGAGTACCACTATGAGATGTTTTAGCACTATTTATTAAGTCAGTAAGAATCTTATAATATTTTTGAATAGTATAATTATCTCTATGGTCAATAATAAATAAAGGTTTTGTTATAGTACCGCCATGAATCAGTTGAAATTTAACAAGAAAACCTTTAAAATTATATTTACTATCAATGAAATTAACTATATCTTTAATAATATATTCTTCTGAATTATTGATTATTACTTCCATAAACTCATTAACAATCGTTTCATACGACATAATAAGGTCATTTTTAGTAATAATATTCTTTTCAGAATCTTTAATAATACTATTACGAATATAATTATTCCAATTACTCACACAAGAATTAGTATAACCTATGATACGATACATATCAATATTTTTAGTATAAGCCTCATCAGAAAAAGATTCATCTATTAGCTTTTTAAAATCAGTAAAATTACAAATACTAAAGCCTTCATCTAAAGCATTATAACTATGACATCCAACATTATCATTTAAATATTCTAAAAATTTATATGTTTTATGTTCAATATCATAACGAAGAAGATTTAATAACTCAACAATAGGATTATTATCTTTTTGCCTAACTATTTGTGTAAGATTATATACTTTAGAACATCTATCAAAAGCAATAGATTTATTCTCATTTACAGGAGATAATTGAAAAGCATCACCAATAAATATAATTTTAATATTTAATTCCTTACATTTATTACAAATAAAAGTAACAAGTTTGGCAGGAATCATAGATGCTTCATCTATTAGTAATAATTTAATATTTGTAAGTTTAGGCTTAGCAGTAGGATTAAATTGTGGAGAAGCTGGATTAAAATCTTCAAGTTTTAAATCTAATCTAAGACCAAAAACACTTTGAATAGTATCAACAGTTCTACCACCAACAGCTTGACTAAAAACACGACAGGCTTTATGTGTAGGAGATGCACATTTAATTACACTATTACTATATTTACAATGTGTAATAATATATTTAGTAATGAAAGTTTTACCAGTACCACCAGCTCCAGTTAATCCCACAATATAATTTGCGGGATTAAAAGGAGAAGCAATAAATTCAATAATATTATCTATAGCTATCTGTTGGTCATCAGTAAATTTAAACCTTTCATTATTAGTTTTATCTTTACCAATGTTATTTAACTGCATTAATTCTTCTTTTTAATATAATAGCATTAATTTCGACATGATGATTCCTATAAAAAGATAATGCTTCAATAGACTTATTATTAGTAATATCAAATAGAAATTTTTTAATATAGAAAACCTTATTGTTCATATTAGAAATAATATCACCAGAAACAACAATACCTGGCGCAAAAGGAAGATAAAAATTAGGGTCACATTCAAAGCATTTATCTATATTTCGTATATAACAAATTCGATGTTTAGCATTAATGCCTTGAGCATAAACTCTACTTTTACCTTTACAAGAATAACATTCTTTATCAATATTATAATGCTTATCATCTACATTAATATAATAATTAGCATCAATATCAATAAATACAACACCAACTACATTTCTCGATAAAACTCCATTATTAGAAGTTTTTCTTTTACTTGTTTTTTTATTAGTAAAAGAGAAATCAAAAGAAGGCATAATGTTATCTTATTGAGCCTTAACACGACGCATAGCTGATTTAGCCATGGTAGCCATATTAAGTTTGGCTTCACGTTTAGCTGCTTTATTATTCACAGCAACTTCTTCATCATTATTTACTTTTTTATTACGAGCTTTAGATACAACTTCACTCATAAAGGCATAAGTATAACCATGAACTTTACAGAGATAATCAATTTTACCCCAAGTTCCATTGCCTACATCAGTAGCATTTCTATCGACATTTATAATCTTATTCACTGTCGAAACTGAAATACTTTTCTTTTTAGAAATTGATTTAACAACACTTGCTTCATCATAAACTTTTTTAGTAGACATAACTTTACACAATTTATTATGTTAAACAATTATTTCATTAGCCGTTATAGCAATAACAATATTATAGGCTACGGCTACGCCTACGCTATCATGTCTAACACCCCGTAGAGGAATGCTTAATTTTTACATTACTACTTCATAAGTCTTAGAATAAACAATAGTACCACGATAACCTCTAACTTTTAATTCATCTATTAGTTCTTTTGAAGTAATATCTGTAAGTTTAGGATTGCAATTAACTTTGGCTTTACAATCATTACAAATGCGTCTATAGCCATCATTTGATCTACCATGTCGTTTAAACTTACTAATAGGAAGTTCTTTACCACAACAGGCACAAACTTTACTTGTAATATGATTTTCGTCACACATAGTTTATAGTTTATTTAATGTTATATTTATCAGCAAAATAGCTAACAACTTCTGGAATAACTTTTTTGTAATAAGGCTGATTATCAGTACACCATTTGGAAAGTTCTTCACGACTATTAAAAGGTTCAATATAAGATTGACCGCTAATGATTATATAAACTTCATCTTGAAGATTATCAATAAAATCACCAACAGTCCAACCTTCCCAAATATGTTTATTATAATTTATAGCACGCATAAATAAATAATATTTTATTGTTAATGTAATATTATATGCTTAATTTAGCTCCAATATGCCAGTGCTTAACAAGTTATCATCTAAACATATAAATTTAAATTTAGAGCTAAAAATAGCTATTATGAAACACTTTGTAGTATCACTAAAACGCTTAACAATAACGGAGCTATATAATTAACATCGCATACCTATAAATATAGAATCCACAAGCAAAAGCATAAATAACTTCTACTTGTGGAAACATACAAACAACTATATTACTTTCTTATACTATTTTGCGAAACAAATTACTTTCTCATACAAAGATTGTTTATAATGTTAATTAACTCGTCTTTTGATAAAACACTAAGTGCTTCATCGGAATATTGATTCTCTTCATTTTTAAGAAAATCAATATGTCTATTAAGTATTGTATCAATTACAAATTTAGCTTTAATTAAACAGTTTTTTAAATTGCCAGCTAAATCTAAATCATAATTAGTACTTTCAGCATAAGAATTAGTATGATAAACAACAATAAGAACTTTTTTAAGTAAAATAGCAATATCTTCTATAGTTTTAAACTTAATAGAAGAATTACTAAAATATTCAATAGCTTCTTTTAAATCATCATTAAGCATATAATTATTATTTTAATAGTCAAACATATCAGCGGCTTCTTCGTCAGAATCATCAAATTCAATAGGTTCATACCTTACATCATCAAAATCTTTATCAAATACTTCTGAATGAATTTGTAAAGAATCATTTGAATAATCATCAAAATGGTCCATTGTAATTTGATTTATTTGCTTATAAGCATGAACACAATTATTATCATATCCATACTTATAAGCAAAAATTAAACTTATTCTTCTTCTGAACTATCTTCACAATCTTCTGACTCATCAGAAGCACCATGTTGATAAGGTTCATTCAAAGAAGCAATACGTTCAACTTCTTCGGAATCGACTGCTTTAGTAATATCAATGCTCATTTCTTTATGGCAGAAAGCATCAATCGTTCGTTGAGCAGAAGCACTAAAACTACTAAATGAAGCAACAAGAGCATTGATGAAGAAAGGTTCAGTATAGAAATACTCTCTCATCAAGCCATCACATTTAACAGCAAACTTGTTCCATTTGAAACTAACATAGCGACTATCGCCTTTAATTTCTCCTTTTTGAAGAAGATAATTAAGAATACCAAGAGCGGTAAAACGTCGAATCTCAGCATTATTCTTAATCAAAAGAGCAATAGCTACAATGTGTTCAGGATAATTAGCTGCGGCAGGAGCAATACCTTTAACTTTGTCCTTATCTTTTTTAAGGTCAAACTTAAATTTCTTTTTAGTAGTTACTTCAACAGCATCTTCTATTTCAGCATCAGCTTTATGATTTTCATCATACATAGCTTTAGCATTAGCCATTTGTTTTGCAGCATATTTACTAACAGGAGCTGCACCTGTTTTAAATTCTTTTGTCATGACTTTAAGAATTAGATAATTAGTATTAAGTTTATTAGTAAGAGTATTATTATAACAACATCTTACGCATACAAATGTACAATATCAGTTTTACAATACCAAATATTTAAATTATTATTTTTCTCTATGTCTATTATTTGTATTTGATTGTTATAATAAATATCAATAAATACACTTAACAGAATAGATAATATAATATTCAAATGTTTGATATTAACAACATCAACAATAGTAGTAATGACAATATAAATAACATCATCATCACTATTATTGTTAATATTTTAGAAGCCCATCATTTTATCAGCAAGACGAAGAGCCATTGCAGAACCAACTTTACCAAGTTTAAATCCAACAACATGATTGATAATAGTATCGTGGTCATAAACTTGCGGTTCAATGTCAGTTCTTGTGGAGAATGGATTTTTATATTCTTCTCCAGCAACAACTTCTTGCTGAATAATATCAATAGTACCACCATTGAATATCAGATTGAGTGCTTTAGGATTCTCAACAAGAGCATTAGCCATCCAACCAAGCTCTTCATCTTCTTTAAGAGCACCAGCAATGGCATAAGTTGAAGTAAAAATGATATTAGTTTTACTTCTTTCGTAAGTAACACCTCCATCATTAGAAATAAATGCTTCAACAGGTGTTCCAATATTGAAACTAACCATTGTATAGTTGTCTTCCTCAGTATAATTCACGTTTTTAACGCGAAGAGACTTAATACTTTTGCAACCAGAAGCAATTAACTTCTTAATTACATTAGCATAAGTAACAACTTCGTTAGTTTCAACAAAGTTATCAACTTCGTCAACAACAACTTCAGCTGTTTCAACATCAGGACTTACAACTGCTGTGTTCTTTACATTAGCTACATTTTGTGCCATGATAATTAAAGTATTTAAATTGTTAATGTTTATGGTAAGTATTTTAGTCTTAATAGACAGATGAAAACTCTTACCAATGTTTCCATCCAAGATTATTTAAGTTTCGTATGAGGTAATGATAAAAGTTTAAAATAGGAAGATAATACTATCATTCCTATTAGACTTTTATATAACAATCACATTGTTGCATTTACTGATAAACATATTAAATTAAATGATGAAGTTACTTAAATTATTATCTTTAACATTAATCTGTCTACCAAATGGGAACAAATTAGTTCTTATGTCTATCAATGTCCAACGAGTGAAAGGCAATATACCAATGTAGTCTAATTTGGCTCTGCCATCAGTAGTCATAACAATGTCACCAATAGAGATTGTCTTGTTGTTTACTGTTATTTTATTTATATTTGTGTGTATGGTTAAAATGTTAGTTATGCTTAGTGTTATAATAATAATGAGTTTTGAGTAGATAAGAGTGAAGATGATTAGAAGTGATTATTAGCAGTATAATGTAAATGATTTTAAGGTTTTGAAGATAGTGAGAAGGGTTTTGGGGCTAGTGGAGATGGTATTGCCACTACTATTCCTTCTATCATTGCTCAACCTATTACTATTACTACTACTAATAATCATTCTAATCATCATTCTACCGTATAGCAGCATACATACTGCTAAGGCAGACAATAACCTTTAGCAACAAGATTAAGATACTTTTCTCTTGTTACACCAAGAATACTTGCTTCTATATCAACAGCTCTAAGAACTCTATCAATAGGAACATACAAATGTCCAAATGTTTGCTTACAAAAGAACATCATAGCTTCTGTCTGTAATTGATTCATATTGTCAGAATGTGTTAGATAATGATTATTACTATTAGAATTAGGAATATAAACAAAATACGCTTACAAACGCTTAAAAGAATAGTAAACATAGTTTGTCATATCCCAAAATTAATTATGTATTATATGAGGCAATATTCATTATGTATTATATGAGGTTGCACCATAATGACTAATGTCAGCAGTAGCAAGCCGAAGCTCACTACTGCCAACATCAGTACTAATTATATCTCGAACACGCTGTCTATAAGCTTGTTGAGTCTTGCTTGAACACGCTCAGTAACTACAATATCTTTTATATTAGTATCATAGCCTGCATATTCATGCGTTTGCACATCACCATCACTATCAGTGTATTCACTGCCAGCTTCAAACTTAGTACGAACTAACGTAATTTTTGCATTACGAAGAACAACTTGAAGTTCAGCAGCGCCAAATCCACCTTGCCCTTCATTACGAAGAGCTTGCTCTTTCTTCTTGGTGTACATCAAATCAAGACCTTCGATGATATTCAAGCATTGAGCAATAATGTGACGTGGTGCAAAGTCAACATAGTCAACCTGTGTATCTACATAATTATCGTCTTCATTTTTAGCAATCGCATCAAACGATTGGTCAAATGTAACACGATAACGAATAGAATCACTGTTGCTATAAACACGAATACTCTTTACTTTAACAGTAATTTCGTTGTTTACATTATCTGTTGAACGTGACATAATTGTAAAGCGAGCTTTTCACTCGTCTTGGCTAGAATGGTTAATAATAACACGATTCGATATGCTAGCATCATATCTATCGCAAGATTTATTATGTATTATATGAGGTAATATATAATAAATAAAAATAGCTGCAATAGCAGAATATTATCCCACTATTGCAGTATTACATTAGAATGGCAATTCTTCTTTAGGACTACCGTCTGGATTAAGTCCATTAAGAATGTTCTTAGCTTCATCATGATTATAACCAAACGACATTACTCGTTTAACACTCATATCATGCGTTGTTGTATCTTTCAATATTTTATCGTATTTAGGAATAACACAATAATCTACAAGAATGTCAATGTCATCATCACAACAAGTACGCCCATCAGCATAAGTATTAGTTTCTCGTATTAAACTAAATAAGCAATTTTGAGCATAACATAGCATTTCTTCATGTAGTATAGTATATTTTGAACAATCTAGTTCATCATACCATTCTTGACTACAAGAATTATATATGTTGATAATAACAGCTTTGAAACAAAAAGATTCTTTGTTAATAGTTATAACGTCAACATTATTTGCTGATACCATAACTGAATCTTGAATTGTATTCATAATGTTATAGTCAGTCTCTCACTGAACTCTCTGCAATAGATTAGTAAGAATAACATCAATTACTTGCAGTGTATAATCAATGTCAAGCAATATATTCATATTGCCAAGATTATTTATGTCAAAATATGAGGTAAGAAAAATAGCTTGACGGGGGTAGTCAAGATGCGTTCAACAGACCGGGGGAGTCATGTCAACACCCTCCCCATTTCACTCACATATATAATTTTCTATACCGCCATTTTCTCTCTTACCAACTCCAATTCTATCATCTTTATATCAATCCAAATAAAGAATCAAACAAACATTCTCTTACACTCTCTTATAAACGCCAACAGCCTCAAAACCCTTCAAAACCCTTCAAAACCCTTCAACCTTCCTTTTCAAAAAACCATTTATAAATCCTTCAAAAACTCACATAACATCTAATTTATAACATCAACATTCTCCACACTAAGTATTCTTACATACATCTATAACAGTTCATTCTTCTTTATCATTCTTTTTTATATTCTTATTTCTATTATTCCAATGTATCTTTTTAATCTCTTCATGAACTAAATGTTTAACTCTATCATAAACATTTAATATTTTATCATTTGTAGCACACATAACAATCTATTTTATATTATCTTTTGTAAAATCAATAAATATATTAGTATTAACAATATACTTATATTTATCATAAACATATTTATAAATTATACCATAATATAAAAGTTCATCAATAGCATTATTAACAGCTCGATAATTAGAATTATAAGTAATAATAAGTTCTACTTTATTCAAAGTAATAGTTTTACTATCAATATTAAAATAAACCATTATATGATATAAAAGTCTATAAGTAAAAAGATATTTAAAATTATATTTATTGATAAGTTTAGGGTTAATAGTACATTTAATATTCATATCAACAAGATTAAAATTATTATTAAGATTATTATCAGTACAAATATAAAATAAAAATTTAGATTTCTTTGTTTTATAAACTATATTTGTTATATTAGCAATCAAATTTTGTAAATAAGATTATGATTATAGACAAACGTAAAGGTAATATTATTTATGTCGATAAAGAAAATAATGATGTCGCACATAATGAAGAAGTTCTTAAACTTATAAATACTAATAATGATTCTGTTGTTGATATTTATATAAATATTATTTCTGGAGTTTATAAACTTAATTCTGCTGAAGCTACTGTTATTAAAATTCTTATTGATTTAAATGGAACTGCTACTCGTGGAATACTATGTAATAATGTAGCAAGAAGTATTAATAAATCTCCTATTACTGCATCTAGAGCTATTGATTCTCTTAGAGATAAAAGACTTATTTATGTTACTGTAAATGGTTATATTACTCTTTCTAATAGTATTGATATTACTAATAAAGATATTTCTAAAATTAAAGTTATTGTTATAAATTCTATTACTAATATTAGTTCTAATAAAGTAAGTATATAATATAATATAATATATAATATAATATATAATATAATATATAATATA